GCGTCCACAACAGGTTTCTTTGAATCTTGTGGTTCGCGTTCTCGGAAACAGACTGGCTCTTGACGAGATCACAGACCAGTCTATATAATAAGTGCATCGGATTCTTCCGAATCAATCTAACTCCATAACGATTGATTTGCACAACACAACTTACCAAAACCAAAAGAGGGTAAACTATGGTGGAAACACTACTAAATCTTTGCGACCTTTATCGCAATAAAGTTACAGACATTGTTCAAGAACTCCTGTCGCATCTACCGATTTTAGATAAAGCACCGGTAGAAGGACTTCCAACTCTTGAAGATGTCATAGAAGCACACTCCAGAGGAGAGTATGAAGGCTTTGATAGCGTTCACGTCTCTGCCAGAATTGGAGATATCATGACCGATCCAGAATACAATCGTGGTAATAATCTACGATATGGTAATCAGGAAAGAGATCTGAATGCAATGGGTGGATTCTCTTACCGTGCAGCAGGAACACTGGTTGGTTTCTTGCGACCAGGTGGAATCGCGGTTGCTACGCAAGGTAACAATCGTATTTCCATGCTCTATGCTGTCACTCAAGACAGATCTTCTCGTGTTCCTTTTCTTCTTAACTTCCATAAACCATTGATCTCTCATAAAGAGATGATTAGAGTGGAAGCAGAGAATCACAATGCAGATTGCAACTTCCGTTCTAATCAAAGCACGGATGAAAAGTTCAAGTCTGCATACTTCTCTGAGCAGAAATGGGCGCACCTCATTTACAATTTCCTTAAACCCTTTAGCATTGGAATTGCGGGAACACTTGAGGGTGCAAAGTTTAGTTGCACCTCACATAGTTACATTGATAAGGCACGAAGAGAAGCTGGAGATGAGTTCGTAAAACGTTTCCTTAGTACTCATGTAGATGTGTTTTCTGCAGACAACTGCGAAAAAGAAGTTTTTGGAAACTTTGTCCGAGGTGGATCATCTTTTCTTTCTACTTTCTCTGCACACATCGCTGAGGTGGATGAGAAGAATGGTGGAATTGATTCCTTCGGTGACATGATGCGCCACTATTTTGCTGATAGGGAAAAGGAAGCACTTGCTACACGCAAGATTCTTGAGAAATCTGGAGCACCAAAGCAGGCAATTGCATCGGTTCCTGTCAAAAAGTGTCTGACGCAGGCTGACATGACTCAGGGTAATCGCACCATCAAGGGATATACTTTATTTGTCTGTCGCTTTGTTAGTATTTACAACGAATATTGTAAAGAACAAGAACTTAAGTTCAATCAAACTTATGCGACTGCCATTCCAATTGTAGAAGGAAAGGCTTTTGCAAACTTCATCAAAGAAGAAGATCCCATTCTTCGTCCTTCTTTCATTGAGGTTGCAAATAACCCAGTTGTTCACAAAGACTGATAAATAGAACTGAGACCTTTCGTGCGGTCTCTACAAAAGTCGGAACACCCTATAAAGAGGTTCGGTTTTACCGATACCTCTTTTTTTCGTATCTTGTATAATTAGTAGTGGATGCCGTAAGGATCCACACAACACAAACTCGCTTTTAAAGGAGCTACAATAATGACTAACCTCACAAGGTATACTGCTGCGGATCTTCCTACCCTGTTAGATAAGATTTCAAAAAACAGTATTGGTATGAATGAGTACCTAAATAGAGTGTTCGACTTGCATGAGACAACATCGAACTATCCCCCCTACAATATAGTTCAGGTCAGCAATGTAGAATCCCGACTTGAACTTGCTCTTGCAGGATTTCGGAAGGCAGAAGTCAATGTCTACACACAAGATGGTAAACTCTTTATTGAAGGTCAGAAAGAAGATAAAGAAACGGAAACTAACTACTTGCACAAAGGTCTGGCTCAACGGTCGTTTACACGTGCCTGGACTCTCAGTGACGACACGGAAGTTAGATCAGTTACTTTTGAAGATGGGTTACTAAGTATTGTTCTTGGTAAGATTGTTCCTGAACATCATAATCGTAAGGATTATCTATAAATACAACTGAATATCGTCGGCGCGGGAAGTCCCTGGCAAAATCCAGGTTGACTTCCCCTTTTTTTATGGTAGAATACTTGGAGGTAAGGACTGAACATGACCATTAAATTATTGCTTATGAAGTCTGGTGAGGACATCATTGCAGATATAACAGAAATGACTGTTGGTGAAGAAGAAGAACGGAGAGTTGTTGGATACTTTCTAAATAAACCTTGCATCGTTAAGATGCGTTATCCAGAATTGCTACAAGAGCAATCTGAAGGTAACAACAAAAAAGCAGGATATGAGGTTTCTTTATTTCCTTGGATGCCCTTGGCAGTAGAAGAAACAATCCCTGTGGTTGCTGATTGGGTGGTAACAATGGTTGATCCTGTTATCAAACTAAAGCAAATGTATGTCACTGATGTTGTAAATTACAAGAAAGATGGAACAAGAGAAAACAATCAAACTGATAGTTCTGACAAGCCACTTAAAGTTAATCTCGCAGGTTGAGCAAGTCGGTGCTGATATCGGTGAACCAGATTGCAAACTGACCAAGCCATACGAGGTGGTTCTGCAAGAAGATGGTAAACTGTTCTTGCGCCGCTGGTTAGATGGATTCGCATCTGACGACGTTTTTATGATGAGTTCTGATAAGATTCTGACTCTTACTGAACCCACAATGCAAATTCTTGATAGTTACAAAGGTCTTGTTTAATGCGCTTCTACACTAATGTTCAATTGATCGGGAATCAAGTTTTGGTTCGTGGCGTTGACAATGGGAAGAGATATGAACATCGTGATGAATTTCTTCCCACTCTTTTTATTAAATCCAAGAAAGATTCCAAGTATAAAACATTAAGTGGAGAACCAGTAGAACCTATCAAACCAGGCAGTGTTCGTGACTGCCGCGAGTTCTATAAAAAGTATGATGAAGTTGATGGGTTTGAGATCTATGGAAACGATCGATACATCTATCAATACATTTCAGAAAAGTATCCAGAGGATGAAATCAAGTTTGACATCAGTCAAATCAAGCTTGTCACTCTGGATATTGAGGTTTCATCTGAGCAAGGATTCCCCGATGTAGAATCTGCATCGGAAGAGATTCTTGCGATCACTATTCAGGATTACAATACCAAGAAGATTACAACTTGGGGAGTCAAACCTTTTGTTAACAAGCAGCAAAATGTTACCTATCATCACTGCCCCAGTGAGTATGAACTTCTAAATCACTTCATCAATTACTGGATGGTTGATGTTCCTGATGTGGTGACTGGTTGGAACATTCAACTGTATGATATCCCATACATCTGTAAGCGCCTCAACAGGGTGCTTGGGGAGAAACTGATGAAGAGATTCTCCAACTGGGGTCTTGTAACTGAGGGTGAGATTTTTGTTCAGGGAAGAAAGCAGACTACCTTTGATGTTGGCGGTCTAACTCAACTTGATTATCTTGACTTATATAAAAAGTTTACATATAAGGCACAGGAATCATACCGTCTGGACTACATAGCTGAGGTGGAACTTGGTCAGAAGAAACTGGACCACTCTGAGTTTGACACCTTTAAAGATTTCTATACTCATGGTTGGCAGAAATTCATTGAGTATAACATTGTTGACGTGGAACTTGTTGACCGATTGGAAGACAAGATGAAACTGATTGAACTGGCATTGACCATGGCATATGATGCTAAGGTCAATTATGCTGATGTGTTCTATCAGGTCCGCATGTGGGATAACATTATCTATAATTATCTCAAGAAAAGTAACATTGTTATCCCACCAAAGATTAAAGCATCGAAAAACGAAAAATATGCTGGGGCATATGTCAAGGAACCGATTCCTGGAAAGTATGACTGGGTTGTGTCTTTTGACCTTAACAGTCTGTATCCTCACCTTATTATGCAGTACAACATCTCGCCCGAAACGCTATTGGACGAGAGGCACCCAACAGCTACAGTTGATCGAATTCTTAATGAAGAGATAAACTTTGAGTTGTATAAAGACAATGCGGTCTGTGCTAACGGTGCTATGTACCGTAAAGATGTTCGTGGATTCCTACCAGAACTCATGGAGAAGATGTATGGTGATCGTGTAATCTTCAAGAAGAAGATGCTTGCCGCAAAACAAGAATATGAAAAGACTCCTACTAAAGCACTGGAAAAAGAGATTGCCCGTTGCAACAATATCCAGATGGCTAAGAAGATTTCACTCAACTCTGCTTATGGTGCAATCGGTAATCAGTATTTCCGTTATTACAAATTGGCCAATGCGGAAGCGATTACGCTTTCTGGTCAAGTCTCTATCCGTTGGATTGAGAGTAAGATGAACCAGTATCTAAATAAACTGTTGTCTACAACTGAAGAGGATTACGTTATTGCATCTGACACAGATTCAATCTATCTTAATCTTGGACCTCTTGTTGATAAATTTTTTGCTAATAAGTCTGGCGATAAAGCAGCAGTTGTTTCCTTACTTGATAAGGTCTGTCAAGATAAACTGGAACCGTTCATCGATAAGTCTTATCAGGAGTTGGCGGATTACGTTTCGGCGTATGACCAGAAGATGCAAATGAAGCGAGAGAATATTGCTGACCGTGGCATCTGGACTGCGAAGAAGCGTTATATTCTTAACGTATGGAACAGTGAAGGTGTTCAATATACTGAACCTAAACTAAAGATGATGGGTATTGAGGCAGTTAAGTCATCCACTCCTGCTCCTTGTAGGAAGATGATTAAAGATGCTCTTAAACTTATGATGACTGGCACTGAAGATGATGTGATTACCTTCATTGATAAGTCTCGTGAGGAATTCAAGAAGATGCCACCAGAGCAGATTTCTTTTCCGCGATCTGCTTCAGATGTTGTGAAGTACAAATCTTCATCTGATATCTACATTAAAGGAACTCCTATTCATGTTCGTGGAGCTCTTCTGTTTAATCACTATATTAAACAGAATAAACTGGATAACAAATACTCTCTTATCAAAAACGGAGAGAAAATCAAGTTCTGTTATCTGAAAAAACCAAACATTTTGCACGAAAATGTTATTTCGTTTATTCAGGACTTTCCCAAAGAACTTGGAATTGACAAATATATCGACTATGACCTACAATTTGAAAAGAGTTTTGTAGAACCTCTGAAAGCAATTCTCGATGCTATTGGTTGGAATGTCGAAAAAACTGTAAACCTGGAATTATTTTTTGCCTGATGGATCTACCTATCGATGATAAAGAGCTTGCAACTATCGTGAGTGCAATGCATCTTGGCGGTGATACTGCACTGTATCAAAAACTTAAACTTGTAAAAGAAATTCGTGAGGAAAACCCTGGTGGTCCTTACAAAAAAATTCTTCGTGAAAAATATGGGATGGTTGCTTGATGGACTTCTTAAAAGAAATTGTAAAAGAGATTGGAGATGACTACACAAAACTCGCATCCGATATTGATGATACTGAGCAATATGTGGACACGGGTTCTTTCATTTTTAATGCACTGGTTTCAGGTAGCATATTTGGTGGTGTATCTGGGAATAAGATTACTGCTATTGCTGGAGAGTCTTCTACTGGAAAGACTTTCTTCTCTCTCGCTGTGGTTAAGAATTTTCTTGATTCCAACCCTGATGGTTACTGCCTCTATTTTGACACTGAAGCTGCTGTTAATAAATCACTCCTCGCAAGTCGTGGGTTAGATCTCAACCGTGTTGTGGTTGTGAATGTTGTTACTGTTGAAGAGTTCCGTAGCAAGGCACTCAAGGCAGTAGACATATACTTAAAAAAACCTGTAGAAGAACGCAAACCCTGTATGTTTGTGTTAGACTCTCTGGGGATGCTTTCCACTGAGAAAGAGATTACTGATGCACTCAACGACAAACAGGTTCGTGATATGACTAAATCACAACTTATCAAAGGTGCGTTCCGTATGCTCACACTCAAGTTGGGTCAGGCAAACATTCCAATGATCGTTACTAATCACACCTACGATGTCATCGGTGCTTATGTTCCAACCAAAGAAATGGGTGGCGGTTCTGGTCTTAAGTATGCGGCGTCCACGATTATTCATCTTAGTAAGAAAAAGGAGAAAGA